GCTTAACCCCCTGGGAGTTCTCAGAAACACGTTATGGTATAATATAGTCATGGTTGGGAGTTGCTCAGCCATACGTTGCCACGCCGTTCGCGTGGCTTTTTGTTTTGTGCGACAGCGAGAGTGCGAGGTGTTTCGCAGGTTCGTCATCGTGTCAAATCATCCGCGCAACTACATAGCTTGATGCTATTCATGCACGCAACGCATCAATACGTGTACAGCGCACAACTAAGTAGACATCCCGTCTACGTAAGGAACTACTATGGAAAACAAAGCAATCAAGAAAGCCACATTCGCCGTCTTTCGCGCAGGCGAGTCCTTTGCGGACAAAGTGCGTGAACTCAAATCCATCGTGGAAGGCGAGGACTTTCATAAGGTCTTACACACACTCATCGTCGCGTGTGATGAGTTCTATTACAAAGGTAGCGGCGAGATGTATGTCGCTCGCACACGTGGCGCAGACATTGGCTTGGGTATTGCCTACAACAAAGACCACGCTGACTACGCCATGCGTCAAAAGCAGATCAATCGCATCATGCAAGCACTCGACCTTACCGAGCCACGCAACCCAAGCAGCAAGCCCAAGAAACGCATTGACGCAGTAAGCGCCATGCTCGCTCGCATCCACAAGCAACTCACACCCGCGCAGATCCGCGCACTCAAAGCTGCCCTCTGATCTTAAGTAGACATCACGTCTACTTACCCCAACATCTTAAGGAGAAACTCATGCTCATGAACATACTCAAAACCATTCACGCGATCCTCGCGTTATGCCTTGGCGCCTTACTATTCACTGGACTCGCTGCCGCGCTTGCGGCATGGCTTCAACTCATCACTCGCTAACCAACCCACATCAAGGAGAACCATCATGAAAAACAAACCCTTCTGGTACGTCGCCTTTGAGCGTCAACAACTCACTGAGCGTCAGATGCTCGCACTCAAACAGGACGACCTCGTGCAAGGCACACGTCCACCAAGCGCAGAGCAACTCCTCAAACTGCTCGCGCAAGTCAACAAGAACAAACAGCATCTCTGGCTTCAGTAGTTCTTGATAAGATGTTATAGAGAAGTTCTCCATAACATATTATGGAGAAATACCCCTTTTTTGGTCGCGTCCAGTGCACCCCAGCTTTTCGTCCACGTGGACACAAGCGTGGACAAGCGCAAAGCCCCGTCCCATAAGGCGTCTATATATAAATGACTAATTGTCTACTATATATATATACGTATTTATTGGGACGTTATTATTCTTATAGGCTGATTGACCTGCGTTTGTCCTCGCTTTCTGCTTTTTTTGGCTTAAGCTAGGTAGTTCCTGGATTTTGGTGGACACTTGGACACTTTTCTCTGCTTTGCCTACATACATGGGCGCAGAAGTGTCCACTTTGTCCGATTAGGATCTGGCATGTTTCGCTCGAAAGCCCCGTGTTTATTGGGTAAACTACTGTCCACTTCCTTCTGGACAAAGTGGACACTTTTGATTTATTTTGTAAAGGATTAGACATGTCACACGCTCAAACAACCCACACGCAACGTTGCATCAAGTGCGAAAACACCTTCCCAACCACGCACTTTCGATACCGTGGAACCCGCGCTCAAGCCCTCGCAAAAGGACTCTCAGGCAAGCGTTTACCGTGGGTTGAATCCAAGCTTTGCCGTCAATGCCGACCCCCACGCAAGCCCATACGCGATCTGACACGCGCTGAACTAGCCAACCGTTACGCGGCAGGTGACATATCCCAACTCGCCTACGACAACGAACTCAAGCGCCGCAAGCTGGAAGAAACAAAGCGCAAGAGTGAGTACATGAAGATGCACCACGCCATGCGTAAGTACCTCTCGCTCAGACCGGCAGACATCAAACTCTTTTTACTGGAACAACACATGAAGAAGGAGCAAGCCAATCAACTCAAGCAAGAACAACGCTACGCCAAACACAGCGCAGACCTATCAACCCCACCACGCAAGCGAGGGCGCCCACCCAAACAACTCATACCAAACACACCCTACACAAACAACGTAGACAACTCGTCTACTTAAGGAGAAACGATATGTGGGACACCATCATCGGCTACGCCATGACCTTTGCGCTAGGTATAGCGCTGACCATACTCATACTAGGAGAATGACATGGAGACAAAGAAATACGCTGTGGAATTTAGCAAGACAGTTTGGCGAATCATTGAGGTCGAGATTGAGATCGAGGAAGAAGATCGCCCCTTCGTCAACGAGTCACTTGCAGAGGACAAAGCGATTCAAGTCCTGATGGATGAGGGCGTTTTCGGAGATGGTTGGGAGGCTGACTCAGTATGGGAAGTGGAAGCGCCAGTCAAGGACAGCCCACACACCCTCACCCCGCGAGTTGTGGACTTGCTCCACAGACAGTCACAGTACCTGAACCTGACGCAGGAGGAGAGGGACGCTATTGCCCTGCGCATAGCTGCACTAAACACAGAAGGAGAATGACATGAGCATATGGAAACGAAGGGTAGACGTATGGGACACAGCGCTTAAATCACAAAATGCGCTCGTTGAACTACGTGATCAAGGTTACATCGACGCAGCCACATGCGCTGATGAGTGCGTGAATCTGTACAACTGGGCAGTGAAAGAGACTGAAGATAAGGAGAACGATGATGACTAGCTAACACTTACACCATTCATACACACTCACAAACATCTTAAGGAGAATCAAATGTCTAATACTTGACATGATGTCTAATCTGCTGTATAACATACTGTGTAACACAAACACATATAAATCAAGGAGTTAATCATGGATCAATCAATCTTTCTTTCGTTCGACGAGATCGTAACCATCATCAAAGCCCACTACAAGCAGGGCATCAGGCGCACCATCCTCATCGAGGGTGAGAACGGTATCGGCAAGACTGCTGTATACCACGCACTGCGTAATGACCCGATGTTCGCCAACCACATAGCCGTCGATCCTATCGACGCAACCCAACTCAGTGACGGCTCAGTGTGGATGCCTGACATTGACCGTGAGGCAGGTGTGTCACGCGAGCTGCCCAACGAGCGCTTTGGTCTGAGCAAGAAGAATCGCCTCGGTGTTAACGGCTCACGTCCTGTGCTGTGTTTCATTGATGAGTTCGCCAAGGCTGCGCCGTATGTGAAGAACATCCTCGCACCACTGATCTACAACTATCGGAACGGTGACTATCACTTCCCCGAAGGATCGCTCGTCATCACGGCAACGAACCTCGGCATCGAGGGACTTGGTGACAACATCCCTGCACACATTCGCAACCGACTCATACGCGTCAAGATGCGTAAACCCACACTTAACGAGACACGTGCGTATGGTGAGCGCAAGGGGTGGGACTATCGCGTGATTGCTACGTTGGTCAAACACCCTCAAGTGTTTGATTCATTCCTCGACTATGAGCCAGAGGGTAAGTATGCAGGCAAGTCGCTAGCCAAGGACAACCCACTCATCTACAACCCACGTGAGATGCAGGATGCCTACGCATCACCGCGCTCGTTTGAGGCAGCGTCTGACATTGTCAAGACACTTGATGATGTGGGCATGAACCTCGTACGTGCTCAACTGTGGGGTGCTATCGGCCCATTCGCAGAGAACATCTGTACAACCATACGCCTTGGCAACACGTTGCCAGACTTCAGTCTCATCATGCGCGACCCTGCCAACGCACCACTCGTCAACGATCCCGTGACACAGATGATTCAGGTGCAGCAGTTTGTGTCATTCGTTAACACACGCGAGGAAGCAGAAGCCTCGACTATCTACGTGCAGCGTATGCGCGAGGAGATGTGCCAGTTGTACGTGCAGCAGATCAGCACATCGACCAAGGTCAACACGTTCGTCACCGTCGAGGCGTTCAGAGAATTGCTTCGACTCAATAGGAAGTTCTTGGACTTGAACTAATCCGCAGTACCCACAACCACAAGGAGAAATACCATGACACGTTACAACATTGATACCTGTGCGATGCTTGTTGAGTTCAACGCATCAGTATGGACTGCGCGTAAGCTGGACAAGAAAACCACCGACGAGGTGGTCACATCCAAGAACGCTGCCGCTAAGGATGCGGCTCGCGTCAACAAGCACCTGCTTGCAGGGCGTAACGAGCTGGACGTGATCAACACTTACGTTGGCAGCGTACGCACATACGTGTACGAGAACACCATGCCGTGGTCAGACACAGGCATCAGGCTGCTGCCCACAGCGAACTTCCTCACGTTTAGCCAACGCATGGCAGACAGTGAGCAGACGTTCTTCTCATTCGTGGAGGACTTCATCCGTGTGTACCCCTCGCTCATCACAGCACAGGCGATGGCGCTTGGCGATATGTTCAAGCGTGACGACTACCCTGATGTGAGTGAGATCGAGCGTAAGTTCGCCTTCCGTCTTAACTTCATGCCTGTGCCACGTGCGGGTGACTTCCGTGTGGACGTGGGCAATGACGCTCAGAAAGAACTTCAGGAGAAGTTAGCCAAGCTCGCTGATGAGCGTGTCGAGGCTGCGATGGCTGACGTACGTGAGCGACTCAAGACGCACCTCGTGCGTATGCAGGACAGGCTAGGGTATGACAACGTGGACGGGGATCGTAGGACACGCAAGTTCCACGACTCGCTCGTCACGGGTGCGCTGGAGCTGTGTGACATGGTCAAGCACCTCAACATCATCAACGACACAACACTCGACCAAGCGCGGGTCGGGCTCGTGCAAGCCCTGCAAGGGGTGGACGCCAAGGAGTTACGTACTAACGAGGCTGTACGTGATGACGTACGTAAGAACGTGGACGCGCTGCTCAATAAGTTCAACTTTTAATTGATTGAGATAAGGAGAGAGCTATGTATAACGACATGACACCACACGAGCGTGTGACTGCTGTAGGCATCGACCTCACACGTAACGCGCTGTTTGCTCAGCTTAGCGGCGTGGCGATGGTGGGCAGAATCGAGATCACTGACCGTCTGCCCACGGCTGCGACCAATGGTCGTGATGAGTATTACAACCCTGACTTTGTGCTTGCACAGAACCGCAAGCAGTTGCGCTATGTCCGCATCCACGAGAACTTGCACAAGATGCTCAAGCACTGCGTCGAGTACAAAGATGTTTGCAAGCGTTACCCCAAGCTGTCCAACGTGGCGATGGATCACGTCATCAACCTCATCATCGAGGAGATCGATCCTAACTTCACGTGGGTCGAGCGTCCCACCGTGGAGCCATGCGTTGATACTAAGTACAAGGGGTGGGGTTTTCTTCGTGTGCTGCGTGACCTCATTGATCAGGGTGATGAGGAGAGTGGTGAGGGTGGCTTCGACGAACACTTGTTCGATGAGCTTGATGATGCTGAGACTGAGGAAGCACACCGACAAGTTGATGAGGCAGGACGGCAGGGCAAGCTGCTTGCTGAGAAGCTAGCGGGTAACGGCAAGGGGGGCGGGCGGCTCGACCTCAACGCTACAAAACGTACTACCGAGTGGCGTCAGCACCTGCGCGAGTTCTTCGACACAATCTGTAAGGGTGATGAGCACTCACGGTTCGTGCCACCCAACAAGCGTTTCGCACCGCTCGGCATCCTGCTGCCCTCACACTTTGCATACAACAAAGGCGAGATCATTATCGCCGGTGATACGTCAGGCTCGATGGGGCCGATCTATCCCATCTTGTTCGGTGAGATCGCACAGATCGCACAGACTGTTATGCCCGATGCACTGCGCGTTATCTGGTGGGACACGTCCGTGTGTGGCGAGCAGTTATTCAAACCCGATGAGTATCACTCGATTGCCACGCTCATGAAGCCAATGGGCGGGGGTGGTACGACACCACAGTGTGTTGTGAAGTATATCGCTGAGAAGCAGTACAAGCCACGTGCAGTCATCTGGCTGACCGATGGCTATCTCGACGGGAACAATGCAGTCGTGCCTTGCGCTGCGTTGTGGGGCATCGTTGACAACGAGTCCTTCGTTCCTCCGCAAGGCAAAGCAATCCACATCAAAGGACGGATGTAATCATGGATCAACTCGACCTCTTTCAACCAGTGTCACTTTCTTCTTACCGCAAACAGGAGCGCATCATGCCTACTACCAAACCAGTTCAGCAGTTAGCTGTAACAACTAAAACCATCGAGCAAGCCATCAAGCTGCTCAAAGCAACGGGCTGTCAGTACAAGGTCATCGACTCAGTGGGCAATGAGTACGGTGAATTAGAGGTGGCTGAGAAAAAGAAGAAGCGCAGCAGTATGTTCCAGTATGGGGAGCTGACCAAGCACTTCAAACCACACGTCGAAAACGTAGCAGTCGGTGATGTGGTGGTCATCCCTATGGGCAAATACGATTACAAAACCTTGATCAGATGTCTGTCTGCATGGTGCGCCACTAATTGGGGGAAGGGAAACGCTAAGACCTGTCGAGCAGGTGACACGATTCAAGTGCTGCGCTGCGGTTGATATTCAGAACACATGAGTAGACATCACGTCTACTCAACAACTTTACAAGGAGAGTAATCATGGCATTCTCAGCAAACGTATGGGCATTACCCGCAATCACATCGTACGAACACGCCAAGAAGTGGTTTGATAAAACACCTAAGCCTCCACGTTCAAAGAAGTGGAGCGACCACGAGCGACCGCTCAAGAATGTATCATCGTGGCAGTACAGGCTTGAGCGCGGCGAAGATGATGCCTACTTCGATGTGTGCCTGTATCACACCAAGATGATCCGCTATCTCAAGCCCGATCAGCACGGCTATCGCGTTGTGTATATCCGTGGGTATGACACATTGACTTCTCGTAAGTTTATTGCACGGAACGTGGTGGGTTGCTACGGTGGACAGGTAGCGAGCTTTATGGGTGAGGACGGCAAGCAGTATGTCGTACCGTTTAACCACATCGTGCATAAGCACTACAAGCGCGATCATCCAGAGATCAAGCACGAGAACGAGTTGTTCTCAGCCATGCTCACGTTCACCTCAAGCGTCCCAAGCAGACTCGTCGTCAGTGCATCCGATCACATCCCTGTGCACAAGCGTGTGGTGTCTGATGAGCGTAGACAGGAACGTGCTGCGTTTCGTAAGCAGATTGAAACCATCAAGCTCTTGGCAACGTATCGCTTGGATTCATACCGTGAAAACGCGCAATGGGATTCACGAAGGTCATTCGGTAAATCACTGGCAACTACAGAGATAAATAACTTACAACGTACCCTTCGCATCAGCGAGCTAGAGGAGCAGACCGAGTTCATTCTTAACGAGTTGGGTCAGGCTGTTTTCGATAACTTGTACTCAACGTATCTCACAAACAATGACCTGATAAGTGGCAGTCGCTACTCGATGCGCGGTATGTCACTTCGTGACTCTCCAGAGGCACATGCGTCTAATATTACGACTAAGCAGTTCCTCGCTGCGCTTGAACGAGCGTTATTAAAAGCAGCCAGACTCGATGAGCCTGACACGTTTGAGGCACTGCCTAAATTTGCTGAGCTACCACGTAAGTTCTTTTGGTAAAGGAAAGCTATGAAAGATATAAGCGAACATCTTATGCAAGCACACAAACAGTTAAAGCTTGTGTACGAATACGTTAATGAGCGGCAGTATGAGCAAGCATCACATCATGCAGAAGAAGCGCTGTTTCACTCACGCTGTGCAGTGTTATGGTTAAAGGAGCGTATGGATGACCCCACAGCCCCTGACCGATAAGCAACTTAAGGTACTCAAGTACGTTAAGAAACGAGCGACCCCGTCAACCGTGAGAGAGATTGCGTTGCAAGTGAAGCTAGACAAGAACACTGTCTACTCATTGATGACCAGACTCACGCGGTTGGGGTGCGTTGAAAGTTTCTTAAAGAAAGATCCCGACAGGCCGTACATCACGGCAGAGCGGCACTACAAGTTTATAACGATGGAGCCGCAAAAACAGGAGAAGCTATTTCAGAAAAACGAAGACCAGATGTATTGCAAGAAGTTTGCCAAGACAAGGGTGACCATACCCGAACCTTTTTTCAGTGATCCATTCAACATGACAGGAGCTAGAGATGCAAATCAAAACAACAAGCGAAAGCACAAACGTACTCGAAACGTTCAAAAGACAGTGGCGTCTTCTTAAACAACCGTACCCGTGGAAAGATCCAAAAGTTGTTGCAGAGCGCAAGCGTATTGCTGCACTGGACAGAGCGCGTATTGAGTTCAGACTAAATGGAGGTGTGGAATGAATGAGTACGACAAGCTACGCGCTGAGTTTGCCAAAGCTGCCATCACGGGAATCCTTGCGGGCAAGTGGGGGCAGATGCCGCAGTACAAACCCGAAGAGGCGTTTGCTGAATTTGCTTTTAGGGTAGCAGATGCAATGATAGTGGCGATGCTCAAGAGGAGAGAGCAAGATGAGCATACTGAATGATCTGTTTGCTGAAGCCCACGACGAGGTGTTGCAGGAGTTGTGGGACAGAAACTTAATCAAGATGTGGCGAGCGCCTTCTCACATGTACACAAACAGAGTCGTTGTGTTTTTTAAGGCAGAAAACAACATTACGTACGAGAAGCTCTACAAACTCAAACGCACGCCACGTTATAGCAAGCAGCAGTGGACAACTGTTGCGCGTTTTATAGCAGCGTACTTACCCAAGCTCAGTGATAAGTTGTGGGAAAACAAGATGACTGAGGATGAACTTGTTGCATGGTTGGGTAAAAGCAAAATCGATACGTTGATGGACGTGTCAGATCTGCACAAAACAAAAGCTGAAACAAAAGAAAAACGCCACGTCAAGCTGAGGTATCAACAGACAATGGTAGAGGGAAAAGTAGACGACCGTTGGTATGAAGGTCATCTACGCAGTGCTTGGGCAACAGTAAAAGGAAAAAGAAAATGAGTTTGATGAATCTAAATAAACCAGCAGACACAGAAACACAACCTGTATTTATTTTGCGTGGTGTGCCGTACTACCCACACTATGTAGATCCTCACAAATGGGTAGGGCCAGGGCATTGGACAAAGCGCGAGGAGTACACCACGACTGAGTTAGCAGAAGCACACGCACGACTTACGACGATGCAGTTATGGAAACGATCATGGACTGAGGAGGTGAAGGGATGGAAAATTTTATAGTTTGGGGCTTTGGGTTTTTAGTTGGTTACATATTAGGTGTACTCAAAGGCAGACGCAGCATTGTGCAAGAAGCACAAGAGCTAGTGGCAAACGCAATCATGGAGGTAAGAAATTATGAACGATCCCGTAAACCATCCTAAACATTACACCGAGCACCCTAGCGGTGTGGAGTGCATCGAGATTACCGAGCACATGAATTTCTGTGTAGGTAACGCTATAAAATATTTATGGAGAGCTGGCCTGAAGGGTGAGCAGATTGAAGATCTACGCAAAGCACGTTGGTATATCGACCGCGAGATTGCACGGATACTAAACAACGCAGACGAACCTCCCTTTATGAAGAGGGGTAAGGAATGAAACGTGCTGCTGAGTTTTACTGGGCGGGGAATATGCAAGCGTTTGAGGTATCCATCTGCGGGGCAGCACCTAAAGCTATTCATGCAGGACGTGTACTTTCAGACGCGGTAGTTACCACAGGGCGTTTTCGTGAAGGTGTTGCCGTTAAACGCGAAGAAGTAGTAAGCAACGAAATGCAAACTGTCTTTTTAGAATTTGATTTTTGGAGAACAACTATGGAAATTATGACTATTGCACATGAAGCCACCAACCGTGTGGAAGCGGAACTCAAGCGCGTCCGAGAGGCAGTGATGTCTTTCAGAGAAACCACTAAAAACGATCTTGCTTCGTTAAAAGCATCTTCAGATCGAGTGCAGACTGAAACAATGAAGATGAACAAACAATATAAAGAAGCTGTGGACATCTTGACTAGCCCAGCGTTTGTACAAGCGATTGAAAATGCAGAACGCTTGGCGACAGCCCTCACCGCTATTCAAAACTTAAATCAAACCAAACTAAGCTTTGCCGTATTTGGAGAACAGCCCCATGAGCCCCGCGCATAGGTTCGCCATGCTTGCCGCATGGCTTGAGGGTTACGCCGAGGGCTTGCCCGACTACTGTACTGCTGAGAAATTCAAGATAAAGGAGGCAGCAGAACTGCTGATGGAAGTGTACGAACAACGTATGAAGGAGAAGGAAGAATGGAAACAACATGCGGGGGATCGGGCATGAGTGAGAACAAAAACGCAAAGACACCAACAGATGGTGGGGCAGCATTTCCCGTTGCACACTCGTACCTAATCCAGCCAGGTATGTCCCTGCGTGATTATTTCGCAGGGAAGGCGATGCAAGCACTGGTGCAGGGAAATTATTTTGATGTCACCGCGAAGCAGGCTTACATGATGGCAGACGCAATGCTGAAAGCGAGGGAGCGATGAGCAGAGAAGCTATGAAGCTGGCGCTGGAAGCGTTAGAGGATGTGCCGTACATGTCAAACAAGGATGACTACGAGCGGCTAGAAAGGGTTACAACGGCCTTGCGCCAAGCACTGGAGAAACCTAAATACCGCCGAGGTGACAGGCTCTTGTGCCTAGAGACGGAAGAGTACTGCGTCATCCACATTAGCGGAACGGATCGTCAGTATGTGAAATTTCCTGATGGGCATGTCGGTCAGTACACGAACCAGCAGGTGGCTGACCATTTTGAACTGCTACCGAAGGAAGTCGATGCCGACGACACCCGCCTCATCGCCGCCGCGCAAGAACACATGAACCCACAACCCAAAGCCTTAGTGCTGGCTGATGCGCTAGAAGAACTTGACGTGCAATTCAGCCACACGGGTCTATGCGGAGAAGCCGCCGACGAACTGCGCCGATTGCATGTATGGGAAAAGACTTATGAAGCCGTATGCGATGAGCGAGATGCAATCGTAAAGGATGCAGATAAAGCCCATGCGCTTCTGCGATGGGTTGAGAAAGAGATGCGCTGCGCAGGGTGGGACATACGCTTAAAAGTAAACGACCTGCATTGGCGCACGGATGTGTACGAGGCCATCAAGGAGTTCTTATCATGAGCAGAGAAGCCATTGAAGAAGCGATAGAAGTGCTAGAGGATGCAAGCGCAGAAATGCTGATGGAAACAGGCGATAAAAGTTACTACGTCGAAGCCATCGCCGTTTTACGCCAAGCACTGGAGACAGAAAAGCAAGAGCCGGTGGCAAACGAAGTTCAACTCGACATCATTCGATATTGGCCAGATGATTTTGCAGTCCGTCTTGAATCCATGTGGAAAGATTTAATCGGCTTCATTCCGAATTATAAGCTTTACGATCTGCAAAAAATGCTGGCGGAGTTTGGATTCACGATGGTGTTGTATGAAGGAAATCGCCCTCAAGCGCGTGAATGGGTTGGGCTGACGGATGAAGAGGTTAGTTATTGTCGGTATGCAGCAACTTTCTGTGATGAGCTAGACACGGCGTATATGGCGGAGCTTATTGAGAAAGACTTGAAGGAGAAGAACACATGAAAAGATTTACTGCTTATAGAAGGTCCATGAGTGAACGTGACACGCACAACCACTATCAAAAGAACGCTGATGATGAGCCTCAGTTTGAAGGTGTCATATGGACTGATGGCACGGTTACATTGCGATGGTTGACGGCCTGCACATCCCATTCCATTTGGGCCAATATTGAGGACTGCTTGAATATCCACGGGCATCCTGAATACGGCACAGAAATCATCTGGCATGACGGACCTGCGCCCGAGTGTTGGGAAGCCAAACTAAAGGAGAAGAACACATGAACTTCCGTATCAAAGACATCAAACAAGTAGTCCTTCATGCCCAAGGCGGAAGTGGCGCTGGTTTAAAACAATGGGTTGGGCTGACGGATGAGGAGATTTGGGGTAGTGGGAGTCGCCTGTCGTTGAGCGAGAGGGGTATTCGAGAATTTGCTCGTGCGATTGAGGCCAAACTAAAGGAGAAGAATCACGGAAGGGGTGAGCAATGACAACAAATGAGCAATTCATAACGCAAGTGGAGCTTGCTACTCGATGGAAGATCAGCGAAGCAACACTGGAACGTGACCGGTCTTTCAAAAAAGGGGTTCGGTACATGAAGTTGGGCGGATCGATTCGCTATCGGTTGCAGGACGTTATTGACTACGAAAACGCATGTACACACGAGCCGGAGGAGAAGAACGGTGGATAGAGACGACATTATCAATATGGCGCAAACTGCCGGATGGGAGATGCCGAGCACTTTCAATGAAAACGATGGGTTTTGCTCGCGTCTTGAACGCTTCGCTGCCCTTGTTGCCGCGCATGAACGCGAGGCGTGTGCGAAGGTGTGTGATGTGCTTGCTGTACATCCTGAATATGCGTCAGACATTACAAAGGTGGCCGCGCAAGCAATCCGAGCAAGGGGAAATAAATGAACCGCGAAGACATCATGACCCTGGTTGAACGTTACGCACTGGCAATGAGATTGGTAGATCGCCACGGCAATCAATATGGCGACCGCGACTTGTTGACGCTAACGCATCAACAAATCCGAGGGGGTCTTAAGGCACTTGTTGTTTCTGAACGTGAGGCGTGTGCGAAGGTGTGTGATGGCATGGATCACAACGGGGTGATGATTGCCGCAGACTGCGCCGCCGCCATACGAGCAAGGGGAGAGAAATGACCACAATGGATGACGCTATTGCAGCAGGTGACGGTGTGCTGATGAATGAACAGGCAGCACTGTTGCGCGAATGTCGTATGGCATTGGATCACCTACTGCGCGACAAACCAATGCTCGCAGCAAAAGTGTGCGGCACAACTACGCTCGGTAATCTACGAGCCATGTTGCACGAATATCGACCACAAGGAGTTTTCGGAGGCATGAAATGAACAGAGACGACATCATCCGCATGGCGCGGGAGGCTGGTATCGACGAACTGCGCCAAGCACT